ATGCCTGGTCGAGCGCAGCTTGACGTGCTGCCTCGGTCGCTTTCTGCGCCGCCTCAGCAGCGAGGCGAGCAGTTTCGGCTGCCGCATCGCCCACTGATTTCAGGTAGTCGGACACGGTCTTGAACTGAGGGCCAAGGGCCAGCAGGCCGGCGTACTGCTTGGCGCCCTGCTCCGTGGCCAGCGCGCCGGACGACACCAGCTGCTGCACCGCTTCCTTGTACTGGTCGGCGGTGGTCAGGCTAGCGAAGCCGAGCGCCGCCAGCCCTTCCTGCAGCGGCTTCTGGATGATCGCCACCCGTTCCGCCTCGGTCAGGAAGTTGTCGTTGAAGAAGGTCGTCGCCGAGGCGAGCGCATCGACGCCACCGGCGAACGCCAGCAGCCGCTCGCGCGCCTCGATCGATGCTGCGCCGACAGCGCGAAATGCCACTTCCGAGCTGGTGCCCATCGCCATCAGGATCTGGTCGACGGCGCTGAAGTTGACCGCCAGGCGCTGCAGCGTGGCCGAGGCCTGCTCGCCCTGCACCTGGAACTTACCGATCTCCGGCAGCAGCTCGGCCGCCACCATATTGGCCACGCCGGTGAAGAACTCGGCAATCGCTGCCTGATTGGCGGCCTCATCCTTGCCGAGCGCGATCTTGATGGCCTGGGTGCGGTTCGCGATGCTATCGGCGTTGATGCCCAACACGCGTGCGAAGTCGGCCGACGACGCCTTGATGGCGTCATAGGTCGACGCCAGGCCGCCAGCGAGCTCGACGCCCACCGGATTGCTGTCCACGCCCCTCTTGTCGCTCCGGAGCCAGCCGCCCTTCTTCACCCACTCGGCATCGAGCGTGCCTGAGAAGCCGCCGGCGCCCAACGAGCCGTTGAGCGTCTGCGTGTCGCTGTACTCCTTCGGGCCGCGGCCAAATGCCTTGCTCAGCAGCATTACTGCCCCGCCAATGCCGAGCGCTATCGGACCTAGCGCCCCTGCGATGGTGCCCATACCCGCGGCGATGCTCGCGCCCGTACCGGCGCCGATTGCTGCAATGCCGCCAGAAACCGCCGCGCCGATGCCGGCGAACCCGCCCGACATGAGCGCTCCAAACCCAGCTTGCAACCCAAGCCCGCCCGCACCCAGCAATCCAGCGCCGGAAGTCAGCGACCCAAGCGCGCCTAGACCGCTGGCGGCACTGCCAACACTGGCGCCAGCGCCACCGCCCCCGGTCGCCGCTTGCGCAGTCCCGGCCAGGCCCAGCGCGCCGGTGAGTGCGCCGGCCACGGGGTTGACCACAGCCGAGATAATCGGCCGCAGCACCAGCGTGCTGAACATGTTTTTCAGTGTCTCGACCAAGTTCTTGCCGAACCCGTTCCCGCTCTCGAAGCCGCGCAGCAGTGCGTCGGTGAGCGACTGCTCGATCGAGTCGGCGGCACGCTTCCACTCCTCCGCCGCCTTCTTCGCTGCGTCGACCTGCTCCATGGCCGACACCGCTGCGGCGTTGCGCTTCTTCGCGTCGATCAGCTTCTCGAGCGTCTCGATCTCGGTCAGGGTCAGGCCGAGCGTCGAGCGCTGCGCGAGTTGCCCTTCCAGTCGAGCCAGCTCCAGCTGCTCGACAGCAGACTTGGTCATGCCGTAGGTGCGCGCCAGCTCTTCATTGCGCGCGGCCTCGTCCTGGGCGTCCTGAACCCGCTTGGCGTACACGCCGCTGGTCGCCTCCAAGCCTTTGGAGTAGCCATTCTGGAATTCCGCGAGCGCCTTCAGCGCTGCCGCCTCCTGCTCCGCCGCAGCCTTCATGGCTGGTTGCTTTGCCAGGAGATCGGCCTGCGCCTTGGTGAGCTGTTCGAGCGAGATCGCGCCCTTCCCGTACAGCGTGCTCAGCATCTTCCAGTCGTCGGCGAACGAGGCAGACAGGCCAGCCAGCTCGGCCAAGGCCGCGGCTTCGCGCCGGTATTGCGCTTCCCGCTGCTTCGCCGCTGCATCGCTCTCGCGCTCGGCTTCGCGCTGGATTCGATACTGAGCCAGGACATCTGTAGCACCCTGCTTGGCCGGAGCTGCCGCTGCGGCCTTGCGTGCTTTTTCAGCTGCGCCCAGGATGGCCGCCGACTGCTCGTCCACCAGGGCGCGATCGCGCGCCATGTCGGCGGTCATGAGCCGCCTGATCTCCTTCACCTGGTCCCAGTTGCCCTGCGCGAGCGCGGTGGCCTGAGCTGCCGCGCCGCCGATGCCCATGCCGATCTGCTTGAACACATAGGCAACGTTCAGCCCGACCACCGTCAGTGCTTCGAAAATCGTGGTGAGAGTGATGTGGATTCCCGACGCCACGCTCAACGCGCCTTGCTGTCGGCCCGCCGCTTCCGACACAGCATCCAGCATGTGCTGAAGATCTTCGAGCGCCGCAGAAAATCCAATCAGCCCGTCACGCGCTGCTTGCCCGATGCCACCCTGCGAAATGGTGCGCATGGTGGCGGTCCAGGTGTCGCCGAAGTTGCTTACGGCGCCGTCGAGTGTCGCCGCGCGCTCGGCCATGGCCGACGCGAAGTCGACCTCGCCCAGGCGCATCAGGTACTTCTCGATCTCGGTCGCGCTGTTAACGATCGTGGTCGTCGTGCCCTTGAACGTGAGCGAGACCTTGCCATTTTCCTGGCTGGCCTTGATGCCAAATTCCTTCAGGCGCTCGAACTCGCCAGTTGCCGCGTCAGCAACTGCCTCGATCATCTGATCAAGATCTTTGCCCATCGCCGCCGCGGTGTTCCCGTAGGACCGCAAGGCGCGCTCGGATGGGTCGAGGCCCATATTGCGCAGCTTCACGAATCCCTCGACCGCCTGCTGCATGCTGTACGGCGTGGTGGATGCGAATTGCTCGAGCGCGGCGAACGCTTCGGCCGCAGCATCCGTCGAGCCAACAGCGGTTTTCAAGGAAGCATTGAGCTTGTCAAACTCGCGCTGGGCGGTAACCACCTGCTGCAGGAACCCGGCCACCGACAGGCCGGCCAACGCCGACCCCAGCGATGCTTTGATGGCGGCACCGGCGTCCTCCGCCGAGGCTCCAGCGTCGCGCTGCGCTTCCTCGATCCGGCGTAGCTCATCCAGGTATGGACGAAGAACGTTCGGGTCAATGCCGCGGCGGCGCCCGAGAATCTCGAAGTACAGCGAGCCCGCACGTGAGCCGGCCTGCATTTGAATGGTCGTGCGCTCAATGGCTCGGATCAGCGATTGTTGCGCGCGCGCCGAGGACTGCGAGCCGCCGCCGATACCCGCGATCGCACGCTCGGCGTTCTGTGCCGCATCGATTGCAGGCCGCAGGCCAGCCTCCACCCCCGACGCATCGGCGGTGACCATGATTGTTGCATTGTTGACTATATCGGTCATGCGGCGCCCAATAAAAAAGCCACCCGAAGGTGGCTTGATCTCAAACCCGGCTGACCGGGATCTGCTTATTTTTTGCGGGCCAGCGTTCGCCCCAGCCATCGGCCGAAGCTTTCAGCGCCCGATGGCGCGTTGTTCTGCGGCGCGGCACGGTCCCCGGCGATCGCGCGGCCCACTGGGGTATCCACCGGGACTAGGTCCTTGCTGCCGCAAGCGCGGCACACCGAATGGCGACGGGAGAGGCGCCAGAGCGAATAGATCAGACCGGGAATCAGGAAGCAGAGCCAAAGCACAAGCTCAATCGCCATCGACCCCGGTGTCGATTTCGCCGGCTCGCCCACCGTCCCGCACTGCTTGCACACTTTCATACCGCCTCCCGTTGTGAAGAAGCAATAGTACACCAGTGAGTTTGCAGCTACTACCCGCTGTTGCGCATAGATCGCAAAGCCGCACCTTCCATCACCCGAACGTCGGCCATCAGTTGCGTCCAATCGGCGCGGAGCGCGCCAACCATGCGAATCGCGACAGGAAGCGCGGCGTAGTCGAGGCCGGTCGGCCCGGCCATGCCGATGCGCCACTGGGTATCCATCACGCAGAACAGGCTATATACCGGCCAGTTCTCCGGCCAAACATCGCAGGACGTCGCCACCTCCTCACGGGACAGGCCCGCGACCGCCAGCTCCGCATCGCTGGGCTCGGCCTCATACATGGCGGTGGCAACCTGCCTCAGTTTCCCAGGCGGCCTTCGTCGATAGCGACCCGGTAGTCGCTGATGATCGCCTTTGCGGCGGCCGGCAGCGTGTCGACCAGCTCAGCAACGGCATCACGATCGTAGGGCACGTCGAGATTCCAGCCTTCCACGCAACCCATGATGAACTCGATATGCACCTCGGCCTGGCGGCTGGTGATGTTCTCCTGGGTGATCGAAAACTCCGGCGCCGGCTCGCCCGCTTCCTTGGCCTTCTCCTCGGCCGCCTTCATGCGCGCCACCTCGGCATCCGCACTTGCCTTCAGCTTGGCCTGGAAGTCGTCGTAGAACGCCGCGAACTCCGACCGGGTGCGGTACTTGTAGGTGATCTCGACGCAGCCCTCGCCGCCCGTCAGCATGTCGAAGGTGACGGTTTTGGTGAAGTTTTTCGGGCGTTTGCCGAGGACGATCTTGGATGCTTTTGCCATGATGATTTTCTTTCGAGAGGAGATAAAAAGACCCGCGAGGCGCTACCCCGCGGGCTGGGAAGGCCAGCGCCGACCCATTCGGCGCCGGCTGGCAACGGGATTTAGTAGCGGACGACCTTGTTCTGCAGCGAGAACACTGCGCGCACGGCCATGACGCTGCCCTTGGCCAGGCTGGGCGACTCGTTGAACGAGCAATAACCTGCGTAGGTCAGGATGCCGCCGTTGGGCAGCATGCCGCGCAGACAGGTCAGCTTGACGCCGTCCGACACCAGCTTCAGCGCGGCGTGGTGCGGCAGGGACTTGTCGTCTGCGATGGTCACGGTGACAGTGGTCGCCGTGAAGCCGTCGGGCAACATGACTGGCATGTCGCTGTCCAGCAGAGGCACCTCGACGGTCTTGCCATCGCCGCCCGACACCTCGGCGCTCACCACGCCGGTGATCGGCACCCAGGTGGTGACCTTGCGCACGGATCCGACGCCGGCGCCGGCCGGGAACAGGCTGGTATCGGTGGTATCCAGGCCTTCGAGGGTAAAGGTGGTGCCGGTGGCCAGCTTGACGCGGAACACGCGGCCATTGGCCTTGCTCCAGCCGCCGGTGTACTCGACGAAGTCGCCCACGGCGAACGTGTTGGTCGCGGACGCCACGGCCTCGGCGGCATTGGTGATCGCGGTGATGCTGACAGCGGCAGCGAATGCGGTCGCCACGGCGAACGCGATGTTGTTGGGCAGTTGCATAGGTGCCTTTCAAGGGTAAGCGCCCGGCGGCCGGGCAAAGAAAAAGCCGCTCCGGATTTCTCGGGAGCGGCTTGGTGTGAAACTGGGGGGGGTCAGCAGAAGATCTGGAAGTCCTGCATCGTCCCGCGGAGGTCGGTTTCTTCGTCATAGGTGGCGACCCGACCGGTCAGCACCTCGGTCTGCAGCGCGTTGCCAGCGGAGCGCAGGGCATCCTCGACCAGCATGCCGAGCTCGGACGCCTCGATGCGATGCGCGGCCCAGCAGTTGACCTGCATGCGGTGCGGTTGCTTCTCCGGCTTCTCGCCGGTGAGCAGGTTGATCGGCGCCCCGCCCACCGCCTGGTAGGTGATGAACGGCCGCTCGGTGTTCAGTGGCGCCACGTCGGGAAAGACGCGGCCGCCGGCCAGGGGCTGCAGCACGGCATCGATGTGGTCTTCAGGGGTCATCGGGCATTCCTTGCGATCTGTTCGGCCAGGGTGCGCGTCATGACGTCGACGGCCTCCTGCTTCTTGCTTTCGTAGGCAGGACGCATGAAGGGGTACGCGGGCGCGCTGGCCGTGCCGTATTCGAGCTCGGCGGCGCGCCGGTGCGCCTTCCAGCCGATCGTGCGGCCGGTCTTCTTGCTGACCTTCTTGTTGCGCGGCACGAACTTGTGGCCGTACTCGACGAAGCGCCAGTAGAACGCGCCCGGCCGGCCGCCGCCGCCGTTGCGCACGGTGACGAGGTAGACCTGCCGCTTGCCGCCGTCCGAGTCTTCCTCGAGGCGCTTCGTGATGATGCTGTCGTACAGCAGGCCGGTCTGTCGGTGCTTGAGCGAGTTCTGCCTGGCCTGGTCGCGGAAGATCTCGGCGCCGGCAAAGCCAACGGTTCGCAGCGCGCTTTCGCTGACGCTCTCCTCGACGCGCTTGGCCATTTCTTTGAAAGCATCCTGGAGCTGCGACATGTCGAACTCGATCACGACACCCCCTTACAGACCAGGAACACGAACCGCGGGTCGCGGCCATCTGGCAGCGCCGATTCGATGTCGTAGGCCTTGCCCTTGAACTGGACGCGCCAGGAGGTATCGAGGCCGGCGCGGGCGCGGATCCGGATCGAGCACTTGATG